CGTAGACGTCGCGAGAAACAAGTTCTGCGTTTCTGCGACTTACAGGAAGGTTATGCTCCTTCAGAAGGGCCATTACACATATAGTGTAAAAGTACATGGCCTCAACTGGGAAGCACAGAGCACTACCCATTGACGCAAATTTGGAGAGCGGGACAATAGTCCCGTTCGGCATTTCTGCGTTCTTCGAACGACATGCATCGATTGCATCACGGAGATCCGGATTAGAATCGAACATACTCAGAGCAAGACCGAGTGGAACTCGATCACTAGCATCCGAGAGATCAATGGTCGCATATTGACCGTCAGACGAAGACATCAACGCTAAATGTTTATTCCTACCCTGGTCACGAAAATTAATGTGGCCAGAGAATGGAAAAACTGATTCGAGACGATCATAAAGAACGTCGCGAATCGCCTGCTGTGCATATTGCATACAGCAAGGCTCGATAGCGATGATGCGTGGGCCCTTAAGTGTTTTTGGAACAGGAGTTACCCGTACGGGTTGCTCCTGATCCACCGGAATGATCGAAACCATTTCGAGCTCCTCAACTTGAGTGCAAAACTCCCCACTAAGTGGGGAATATGCAGAATCAACAAGAGGGAAATAAGGCTCGAGACGATCATGCCAGCGTCGCCAATTGTATTTCTGGTTACCAGAAATGCGCTCGGCGGTTTGTCCGGGACCGTGCCTAGGGACCAAGACGTCCACGCGTAAATCGCGTAAGACGCGATTCCAAAGCACAAAAGAGACGTTTGCGAAGCAAACGACATCTTCTCGTGACAACGAATACATCTTAAGGGAGTCCTCATTCTCGATGAAGCTCTCCAACGCCATGCTTTCCCTTTTAGGGGTGCAAGGTAGCTCAATCTTTTTGAAAGCCAGACAAATCTGTCTGATGCTAGCAACAGTATGAGCAAGATAAGTTGGGGAACAATAAATCTCATCGTTAATCCTTCCTGTCTCCATGTTGAAAATACGACTGAGCATACCTTGCAAAAATGCAGGAATTGCTCGTCTCTTTCGGAAACTCTGAAAGAGATTTGAGTCGACGAATCCCTGTTCAAGGCTTCTTTCGAAGTCTTTGCAGAAATTCGGTAGGGTGATCGTCAAAAACGAGACACCCTGAGATTCAACACGCGATTTAATAGTTTTCAAATCGCGAAAGGAGACCTCAGCGGCGCACTCGGTGCAAGCATCTTTATAGATAGCTTGCACCACTTTAAGGTAGTCACTTACGTGGCTTTTCATGGTGTCCTTCCTTAAGGGAGGGTCGCCAATCCGACCACGTGCAGTCCTACTCGTAAGAGCAAGCTATCACATCAGACGGTTATTCTCGGGGGATTTCATCCCCACAAGAACTACAAACAGGACCAACAAGAAGATTACTCTTCTTGGAAGGAGTCTCAGGTTCAAGCCTACCAATAATTTCGGTAAGCACAGACTTGATAACCTTCGCTTTGGTACTATTGGAGCGGAGGCCAACTAATTTAGTGACATCCAGTCCATGGGAATTGAGAATCTGGAGAGTTTCTTCAGACTTCTTTATCCCAGTCAAAAACTTAGAAAGTTTTGACATTGTAGCTACCTTTCTGCCGTGAGTCTAAGACTCACGACCGTAAAGTTTAGTAACCATCGTTGTATCGAGCCAGGTCTTGAAGCCCTGCACCATTTGATCGATCTGAGTGACGGTAAAACCGGCCTCAGGGCGATCAATTTGGAGAGATACTCCAACCGTTTCATAGTCGTTGATCGCCGTTAAGGGATCGGGGACTATCGCGCGTTGGGTAAAAGTCACAAGAGTTTTCACGCGAGACTTTTTGTCTTTAGTGAAAGAATTGTGCTTGACTACAAGACCAAACGTCTTGTCAGACATCTCGAAAACGGAGCCAGAAGGCGCCGGTCCGAGAATTCGTGGCATTAGTTTGGCTACAGCGTTGACTGTGATAGTTTGATCGGAAAGCACGTGGATGACCTCCTAAAGTATGGAATTAGCGAGAGGTGTAACAACTACTTTTCCAAGGTAGCTGTAATCTATGCACCTCTAGCGATAAATCCCGTGGGCGATCGGGTAATACCAATCGCACTAAGGATCGCTAATTGTCGCACAGACAAATTGTTGTACGACAGATCGAACCCATATGGACTATCTGCAACCTTACGTACTTTAGAGGAGAGTTCTCTCCTCCACTGAAAAGTACGCCGCCCAGAAGTAAAATTCACGATAGATGTCTTAGTGACATATCTTCGTGTCTGGGCCATGATGCAGAGGTTTTTGGACACAATTCCATCAACGGTAAAGTCATCCAGACGCTCGACATATTTGCCGAATCCGGTAAACCAATCGTTGAGCCAGGTCCAAGGTGTCACTTTATAAATCAGAGTAGGGCTGATTCGCATGCCATACAGAGACATAAGTCGCTGTATTCCCCCGATATAACCTTCGTTATAATCGAGATTCATGTCGAATTCAGGTCGGTAAAACGTAAACAGCCCAGTCGCCCACACTCGGGTCTCAACGACCTCTGTGATGTCGAAGTAGGCTTTACACGTGATACCATCAACGACCATATCGTTGCACATTCCCTGGATATTGAAACCAAAAGGTTCAATCCCAGCGGAATAGCGCCTACCGATATGACGTTGAATAGCCTCTGATTTAAGAACAGCTCTCTTCCTAATCCACTGACCGTTCGTCCGAGAAATCTCGGATATAAGTTCATGCGCACGCATATGCGTGTCGTAGAGCTTCGAAAGGTCAGAGAGAAAAGGTACCCAACCAAAGTTGTGATTCAAGAAGTGGTCTGCAGCCGATTCCGGCGTCATGACCGCTGACAAATCAGACCGCGGACGATTGGATCTAAAGGACTGGAGTTTCCTCCAGAAGGTTAGAAAACCATCAGCCGAAGTCTTTAATTGTCCAGGCAAATCCTTCAGTTCATAAATGAACTGTCCGAGGCTTGCTTGAGCCACACGGGGCTTGAGTTTATCCCAAGCGAGAGTGTCATAGCCTGTGATCGCGGGAGCAAAGGTAGGAAGATAGTTTCCAGTTGTATCGGAAATCCAATCTCCATCATCAACACAATCTCCCTCATACTGCCACCAGGCAGAAGGAGAAGAGAAAGATTTGATGAGGCCTAAGCTTGTGCGACCTGCACCGGTTACGCTTGATTTAGATAAAGCAAAGGGTCCCACCGATCGGTACGGGGGTCCGGTATTAACCGAATCCCAACACCGTTCCGCTGAGATAGACCCATTATGTGCACCGGTTGTGTTCACTTGTTGTGAAGACACTAGAGAATTGTTCGAGAATATCTTGAACATCCCTAGCTTAGCACCGGGAGCAATATCTCCAAATCTTTGTAGAGTTGGATTTTTCTCTCGGTACCGACCGAAAGCACTGGACACAGTCGTGGTTCGTTTACCCTTCTTCTTGCCTCCGCGTCTATGACGCTTAGGGGAATCAGGGCACGAAACAGGACTTACGAAGGCATATGCTCTTGGAACGTCTTTGTTTCTTCCGAAACGCCGATCGACCAAAAGAGGCCTGACCACAATAACGGTCCTACGGACACGTTTACCGTGACAGGTGACATAGTCTCGTGGTGTCTTAGAGTGCTTACCGTACATAAGCTTAGCGTAACCAGGCTTATCAGCCATAAGTGTACCTCCATAGAGTAAGAGAGTTCCCATCGCTGAGAATCTCGGGTGGCCCTAGG